TGCCGCTCAACAATGACCTACTCGATTACGCTGCTGGGTGGTTGATGACCATCACATTCACCATGGATTCCTGGACCGATTGTCAGATTCCTAAACAAATCGGTGACTGATTGCAATATAAGTAATGGGACGTTACAAAAACACTGGCGAATACAACTTTAAATATCCTATCAGAAGGAGGATGGCTAACACACTCAAGAAAGTCATCAAGGATGAAGCACTCATCGACACATATACGCTGTATGATTCGGTTCGCATCAATGCCAAGGTGAGCACTGAGGGAAACATTCGTGTCGAAATACTTGCCGCTTACTATTTTGGATACCTAAACAACGGCACCGCAACGATTGCACCATTCCATTTGGTCAAAAAATTCAATCAAGCAATGGAGATGAATGGATTGATAGCTGAAATGTATGGAATGTATGTGGCTGACTTGGCTCAAAGATTCCCGATTCTTGAGCTTGGTAGCTTATTGCGCAAAAGACCAAAGGTCATCTATGACTTTGTGCCTCTATTCGGTGAATTCAACTACTCACTCGACTACTAAATCTCGAGCTCCTTACGCATCGCCAAGAAATTGAACACAAGCACGAGCTTCATGTTTATCACTTGGTCATATTTGGTGAGGTCACCATTGCACATGGACCAGATAAGCTGCTCCCATCCCCATTTCTGAGATGATTTCTCACGCTCCGCTTCCTTCTTTTCATCCGGGTCAGTGATATCATTGAGGTCCTCACTCACTTGCTCACCCATTAGGTTCTTGTGGCTGCTGATGAAGTTATCACGGAACTTAATATACTCGGTCAGCACCCCATACATTTTGGTGATTGGTTGGTCCAGGAAGTAGTGCACCCGACTCGAGGTCTTGAAATCAGTTGATTCCCACTTTGCAACCACATTGTCCTCGACTATCTCTGGGATGCGATACAGCAGAGCGCAAATGTTTGGCAGATACTGAAGGTAGTCAGTAGTGAAGTAGTGCTCCAGGTCGATGAACTCACCGAGAGTGAGGTCGGTCATTGGCTTGAGATAGAACTTGCCTATCCTATCAGTATACAATTTGCTCGGCTCGGTGTATAGCCACTGAAGGTCTTTGAAGATTTCAGCTACCTCTGCGATGTCGAGGTCATCGAAGTCTTCAGGGAGCGAGTCTGTGAGTGCACAGATGATGTCAATGTTGTGGTTGAATACACCATCCTCAACTTTGAGTTGGCGCAGCTCAATGAACTGCTCAAGACTGACTTGATTCCACCCCTTGGGCAGTGTTGGCTTGGGCATACTCAGCGATTTTGTCAGTCACAAATACAATGTATGGCACACACAACTCAGCCTTCTGAGTTCGGAACAACTTTGCTTTGTGCTTGAGGTGCGCATCGGTGAAGTGCTCGGTGTTGGATAGGTCCGTTCGTTTGAACATGATTGCCATGATGTCACTGATGTAGTGGTTTGGCTTGGAGTTCACAATCTTCTCGATTAGCTTGGTCTCCTTCACTGACAACTTGAGCTGTGCCTCATAAGTGTAACCATCCACCTCGATGCTTGTCACTGTTTCACCGGGTGTAAATGAGTCGAGGTTGAAATCTTGCACAAGCTTGATGAATTCTGAGAACGGGTAGTCATCCCACATCTCTTCCTTGATGCCAAGGTATTTGAACATCTCAACATACTTTTCGATGTTGTCGAAGTCTTGATTGTTTAGGATTTGGCTGATTTTTTCGAACTGCTCGATGGTCAGCTCGCTCATTTTGTTAGGGATTTCCTGGTCAAATATCTGTATCATAATACTAATTTTTGAACAAAGATAAATATTTTGCAATATAAGCATGACCAAAGACCTTCCTATTTACAAAATCACTATCGATGACGAGTTCAGCGATGGCGAGAATTTGGGAATCGAGATGATTGCGTTCACCAATATGCCAGCCATAAAGGTGAAGGGTCTTGCATTCAGCAGCGAGAAAAAAATGCTTTTTGCTGACGATGTGAAATACCGCATCACTGCACCAGCCATGATACCTATGGATATCTATCGCAGAGATTCTGAGGAGGGTGACTATTATGTGCAGTTCACCGCTGATGTCATTGAGAAGATTCATGCAAAGTTTATGGCTGACCTCCGCAATCGTGACATCTTCAACCTGGAGCATGACACAGATAAGAAGGTGCCAGCCTACATCCTTGAGACATGGATCGTGGACAACCCGACCAAAGACAAAGCATTCAGCACATTTGGTATCGAAGTGCCGGAAGGAACTCTCATGGTGACTGCTCAAGTGACTGACCCAGAATACTACAACAAATTGGTTGAAGAGGGTCAAGTTGGTTTCAGTATCGAGGGCTTCCTTGGTCTCAAGTTATCGGAACAATTAAAATTAAATAACATGAAGTTACCTGATGGAGAACACACCATTGAGGACAAAATCTATGTCGTGAAAGACGGCGAGGTTGTTGAAATCAAAGAGGTGGAAAAAGAACCAACTGCTGAAGTGGTTGAGGAAGAGATGGCAGCCGAGCCAGTAGCAATGGAAGATACAACAGTTGAAGAGACAACTGAAGAGTCAACCACTACCGAGGAGGAGATGGCTATCGACCCAGCAACAGACGCAGAAGCTATCCTTGCAATCGTGATGCCAGTGATTGAGGAGCGTGAGAAGGCATTGATTGCCATCATCGCTGACCTCCGCAATCAGATGGAAGAGATGTATGCAGAGAAAGAAGAAGACAAGGCAGAGGAGCAAATTGCCGAGGCTACAATGAGCCAAAAATTTGCCGCATTCAAACAATTTAGTAATCAATAAAAAACAAATAAAAATGTCAAGAAAACTCCGTTTCGATTTGGATGTTGACTCATCCGCTTTATTGGCAGCGAACCCAGAGGCATTCTACTCTAAAGCATATTTAGCAGAAGAATCAATCGCTGACAACTACCGTCTACTTCCAGGTGTGAAGGATAAGACTAAACTTGCAACCGTGTTATTTTCACAGCCATTGCAGGCATCTAACTGCTCATTTTCGGCTCCCGATGATGACTTGAGCGCAGTTGAAATTTCGGTATGTGCCCTTTCAAGCATGGCGCAAATCTGTCAATTTGATTTAGAGCAATCATTCCTTGCCCTTCAAATGGCTAAAGGTTCAAATGGTGATTTCACTGTTGCATCTTTCATGGATTTCTACTGGAATGAAATGGCTAAAGCTATTGGTAATGACCTCGAGCTTATCCGTTGGCAAGGTGACACAACAAGTGAGAACGCCACTTTGGCTCTTTGTGATGGTTACATCAAAGGCTTATTGGCTGACTCAACTGTCATCGATGTAAACAATACAACAGTTACTGCATCAAATGTATTGGCTGAATTAGCGAAAGTATTCGCTGCTGCTCCAGCTGACATCATCCGCAAGAAAGCTGACCTTCGCTTGTATGTTTCTACCAACGTAGCAAACGCATACGAATTGGCTGCTGCTTCTGGCAACACCATGACTTATGTAACTACTCCATTGGCATTGACTTACCTTGGTGTGAAAGTTGTTGTTTGTGAGGGTATGCCTAACGATACAGCTGTATTGACTTTGAAAGACAACCTTATCTACGCATTCGATGCTGAAGGTGATTCTAAAGCGTTGAAAGCAGTTAACCTTGCTGACACAGTTGCAGAGCCTTACATCCGCACTCGTGCCAACATGAAGGTTGGTTTCGTTCACGTTAATGGTGCAGAGATCGTTCTCTACTCTTAATAAATTTCGGGGGGTGAAATTCCCCCCTTTTTTTCAAACTGATAAATCAAAAAAATTATGGCTTGTGAAGCTTTAGAAACAATCGTAAAATCGTGCGACAACAACAGTGGTGGCATCGAGAAGATTTGGATTAATCAGCAAGACAACATTGCGTCAATCGATTTAGATGACACAAACACTTGGACAATTGATGCTATCACTTTAGCAGTTGGTGCTCCTGACTATACTCCATTTGAGATACGTCGCAACACTGGAAGCTATGTGGAAGATGCAGCAATCGACCTTGTGAATGGTTCATCTTATGTGACTGCGACCATCTCTTTGATGTTCCACCGTCGTGACCAGGACAAATCTCAAGCAATCAAAATCTTGGGTGCTGGTCAGCAATACCTTAACGCAATCGTGAAGGATATGAACGGAAAG